GACATCGGGACGTTCATTATTACGGCAGACGCTCACGACCCCAACCAAGGCGGACAGACCCTTTCCGATCAGCCCCCAGGCGGGACTGAGATTTACGATATCGGTAAATTGACGGGGTTCTGACCCTTTTAAGGGGTATTGACATACGGCTAAACCCAAACGGCAAACCATGTCTTGCACCCAACATCAGTTCAAGCAGGGGGTAACCTTCAACGGTGCCGGAACCTATACGACCGAACCGGGCTGGCCTGCTGACCTGACTGGCGTGACCATCGTCACCGCGCTGCGCGACGCCCGGAACAAGCTCTTCTACCTCGACGTGGCCATTACCAGCCCCACGACCTTCACCGTCTATTACAACCAGACGCAGGAATGGCACCCCGGCACGGCCTACTGGGATATCAAGTTCTACGAGAATACCACGGACGTCTTCTACTCGGCCACCGTCCGCCTGGAGATTCTGCCCAACGTCACCCCTAACAAAGTTTCTAACTGATGTCCTTCACGATCAGCATCAACGACCAAGCCGCCTTTGAAGTCCAGTTCGCTGGCCCCGCCGGCCCGACCGGCCCTCAAGGCCCGCAGGGGATTCAGGGTATCCAAGGCGTGAAGGGGGACAAGGGTGACCAAGGCGATCAGGGTATTCAGGGCATCCAAGGCATTCAGGGCATCCAAGGTATCCAAGGCGAAAAGGGTGATAAAGGTGACAAGGGTGACCAAGGTGACCAAGGCATCCAAGGTATTCAAGGCATTCAGGGTATCCAAGGCGACCAAGGCCCGAAAGGCGACAAGGGCGATCAGGGTGACCAAGGCGTCAAGGGCGACAAGGGCGATACGGGTGACACCGGCCCCCAAGGACCGCAGGGCGTCCCAGGCGTTGCCGCCGCCACCGCGCCGCTGGCCTATGACTCCGGCACCCAGACCGTCAGCATCAGCCCGAATCCGAACTTCGAATCTATCTCCATCGCTGCTGGGGGCTACGCAGGTTTAGGCCAGAATCAAGTCTTCATCGGCGACGGCATCCTGACGAACTACCTCGACATGACCGCCGGCCTTGTCATGCAGGCTGGTGGCGGCATCACGTTCCCCGACTCCACGTCTCAGACGACGGCGTTTACTGGAACGGCCACCAATGGCCTTCCCGTCGCTGGAACTGTTGGTCAGGTTCTGACGAAGACCAGCTCGGCTAACTACGCCGCCAACTGGCAGACTTTCGTACCAGGCGACCGCTATCTGACGACCTCGACGACGAGCCTCACTATTGGCAACGGCACGAAGTCCCTGACCGTCGGCACGGGCTTGTCGTACACGCCGACGCAGAACGTCACCATTTCCTTCGACTCCTCGAACCATATGCACGGGGAGGTGCTGACGTACAACTCCGGCACGGGCGCGATGACGGTGGACGTGAACCATCACACGGGTTCGGGAACGTACTCGGCGTGGGTTATCAACGTCGGCGGCGTCACCCCGCAGACCTCCGTGGCCTGGGGCGGGATCACCGGCACACTCAGCTCGCAGACGGACTTGCAGTCCGCGCTCAACGCCAAGGCCAACCTATCCGGGGCGACGTTCACGGGCAAGGTCAATATGGCCACGATTGCTGCCTCGACTCCGAGCATCAACCTCGGCGGACAATGCGACTCGGCTCCCGCCAGCGCGGCCAACGGCGATCTCTGGATTTCAAACGCTGCCTCCCCTAAAATCACCTATCGGATTGGCGGGATTAATTACAACTTAGCCGTCCTGAACCAGTTCAACACGTTCACGGGCCAGATGGTCATCAACACGACCTCTTCATCGACCGCCGCCCTGCGTGTCACTCAGCTCGGAACCGCAAACGCCATCGAAGTCGAGGACAGCACGACCCCTGACTCGACCCGCTTCGCCGTGGATCAGTTCGGCAAGGTCGGCGTTGGCGTCGCCCCGGATGCGAACGCCGCGCTCAAGGTGGACGGCAACGGCATCATGTTCGGAGACGGTACTACGCAATACACCGCCGCAGATTTCCCGGGATCAATTCCCAACAATACTAACCTAGAAAAGATTTGGTTTATTTTTAATTATTTTAACTACATTACGTCTTGGTCTTACGATTCTATTTACAACCAGACGACGGTTTACCATACGGGTCCAGATTCGGCAATTCGTAGTTTCTCAAGTGGATTTTACCTTACCGACGGAAATTATACGTTTGGGTTGGTTAACAACGAAACTCCCGGGGTAATTATTTGGAACGGTGACATTACTGATGGGGGTCTCGGACGAAATTTATATGTGAAAAACGGAGATTCATTCCTTCAACAAATTACTAAGTATTTTAACTAACATGATCCTCGCCATCCTCTCCTTCATCGCCGGCCTGGTCACGGGACTGCTCGTCATGCGGAAGCACAAGGCCAAGGCCGACGCCATCGAGGCGAAAGGCAAGAGCCTGCTCGACATCCTCAAGGGTCGATAAGACTATGCGGCTTCTTCTGGTCATCGCCTTGGCGGCTCTGGCTGGTTGCAAGTCGTCCAAGCCAGTAGACGCCCCGCTGCCTAAGCAGCCGGACGCACCGACCAAGCCCGACGCCGTCGCCACCCTCGGTAAGGACTTGGATAAGACGGATCACCGGGTAGGTGCCGCCCTCGTCGCCATCGAGCGTAACGCAGACAAGCCCAAGGTGGTCGTCGCCGAGTCCCGCCTAGCCCAGTCCTATCTGCCCCCACCCCCGGAGGCGGACGTGGCCTTCAGCATGGCTCGCGCAGCCAAGGGTAGCGAAATCGACTACGCCAAGCAAATGGAGTTCGGACGCAAACTCGCCACCGCCGTAAACAAGGCGTGGGAGAAGCTCGAAGCCGACCAAGCCGAAGCCAAGCGCGTCTCCGACCTCAAGGATGGCCGTATCAAGGAACTCCAAGCCGAAATCGAACGGGTCAAGAAGGACGCCTCCGCCCAGACGTGGACGCTCGTCGGTGCTGGACTCGCCGTCATCGGTGCGTTGACCACCGCCTTCCTCGGCCCGAAAATCGGCATCCCCCTCCTGCTATGCGGGGCGTTCTGCGGCGCGGTGCCGTTCATAATCGATAGCCCGTATTTTGAGTACATTGCCGGGGCCACTTTGCTGATCGCCGCCGGCCTCGGGCTTTGGTGGCTCGCCGACAAGGTACGGGATTCCGTACGCTCTAACGACCATGACGAAACGCCGCCAAAAGAGTAAGGTCAAGTGGGTCAAGCTCGGTCGCCAGCGAGCCTGGGGTCAGGCTACCATCGGCGAAGGGCTGATTGAAATCGACCCCCGCCTCGGTGCCAAGCGGCAGTTGGAAGTCCTCTGCCATGAGCAAGTCCACCTGACCTTCCCCGAACTCTCAGAAGCCCAAGTCGACCGCGCAGGCAAAGACCTCGCCGCCATGCTCTGGGATCAGGACTACCGCCGTGTCCTGCTCGCCCCCAACGCCAAGCCCCCGAAGATTTCGTGAGCGCGGCACCTCTAAATCCCGACGACATCCCTAGGGAGGTCAAAGACGGCGTCATAGCGGGCGTCCTAGGTGGCCTAGCGATGGTTGCCAGACTTCTCCTCAGTACTGAGCCGGTCTCGCTGGGCTGGGTAATCCGTCGTGTCCTTGCCGCTGCGATCACCGCCGCCTTGGTCGGCTATTGCATCCAAGACCATATTCAAAACGCCGGCCTAAAAATGGGCGTCGTGGGTGCCAGCGGCTATGCCGCGCCAGAATGTCTGGATTACCTGATGAGATACATCAAATCCAAGGGCGACGCCGAGGTAGGCGTCCCGAAAAAAGATGCCAAAAAAAGACCTGCCTCCAAGCGACGGAAGTGAGAGCAATCTGCTCTTCGCCGTCATCGGACTGGTCGTCGCCGCCGGCCTCGCCGCAGCCATGTCGGCTTGGATCGCAGGCTTCGTCCTAGACCAGCTCCAGAATACGGACGCCCTCGTCATGCTGGTCACCGACGGGGGGCTGAAGTCGGACTCCAAGGATTTGGAGCGGAATATGTCCACCGCCACCCTCGCCCTTCAGTCCTGCCGGGACTTGGGCTGGGCTTTGGGCGTAGGCTGTCTTGGGGTCGGGTTGGCAGTAGTAGTCAGACTACGGAAGAAAAGCCCGCCACGGGCTTCCTAGACCCCTTTCTTGGGGTATGGCAGGACTGGGTACTTCAGCTTCTTCATCAGTTCCTTCTTTCGGGTCTTGGAACAGTTGAAGTAGATGTACCGATACTTCATGCTGCTGAAGTATTCCTCGACCATGTCTTCGCCGAACTGCTCGATGATCTCCTGCTTGGCCATGCGTTCCCGCCGGCGGTAGACCGTGCCGCCAGCGTTGTCCGAGGAGTTCTTCGGCCTGAAGTACTTCATCTTGGGGCTGACCCCCGTATAAATCCAGTTCGTCGCCTGGTAGATGTACCCCACATGACCCTGCTCTGAATCGGCAAAGGACACGATGATTTCAAAGGGGCATTGGCGAAGGGCTTGACCGACAAAGAAGCTTTCCGTGTTCTTGGGCATCGAGTCCTCGACCCATAGGCGGTTGAACTCCACGACGTTCTTGCTCTCGTCGTCGCCACAGATGCCGTTGCAAAGGGTATAGGAAGACGGCTTGCCGAAGACGATCACGCCGACCAGACGCCCCTGCTGGAAGAAGTCGTCGTTGGTCTTCTCGTCCGTGAACAGGCCGAAAGCAGCCGAGCAGGAACATTCCCTATGCAGGTAATGATTCTTTACGATGGTATCCATCGCCAACCGATAATCGATGGGACGGACGTGCAGGGTGGACACGATGCTCATGCGTCGTATTTGGTGCCTTGGTAGTACAACGCCGCACCCACCTTGCGGGGTTCGATGATGCCGTTGGTCACCATAGCCTTAATCAGGGCTTCCGCCTGGTCGCGCTGGAGTTTGTGATCCGCCACCAGTTCCTCCAGCAAAGCCCCCCGGCTCAGGCGGGGCTTGGACTCAAAGTGTCGATACTGCTGCCCGACCTTGAGCAGCTCGAAACCGCCGGCCAAGGGGGCGACCTCCCAGAATACCCGGTCGTCCGAGTGCTTGAGTTTCAGGACAAGGGTAGGCTTGCCGTCGGGCGTCCGCATCCCCGCTTCCTTGCCGCGCTTCGACAGGTTGAATGAGAACACCGGCAAGTCCTTCGACTCCCGCCTGATGTTCAGGACGGCGCGGACGTAGTTCACAAGTTCCGCCCCGCCCGTACCGCTGTACATCATGTCCGAGAAGGTCTGGCCGTCCGTGACCTCCTTGGCCTTCGGCTTGCCTTCGTGGTGGATCAGGATGGCGATGCACCCCGTCTCCTTGAGCATCGGCTCCAGCAGGCCACGGCAGAAGTTAGTCACGTCGACGTTGTCGTTGATGTTGCCGCCGATGTAGGCCATCAGCGGGTCGAGGACGATGACGTCCAACTTATGCCGGACGATGATCTTACGGGCGAGCTGGATGATATCTGAGCCGCGCTTCGACGACTCGTTGAAGAAATGCAGATGTTGCCTGACCATCGCCTTCTCGTCGTTATTCAGTCTCATGCCCGACATCACCCCTTGGAAGGACTGAGCCATGTCGCCGACATCGCCTTCCGCCTGGAGGACGCCCATCTTCAGCGGGTGCTTCGCCGGGATGCCGAACAACTCCCGTCCGCAAGCCCATGACATGGCCATCTGCATTGCGAAGGAAGACTTGCCGATGCCGGACTGTGCGGTGATCAGCAGCGAGCCGCCCTTCTGCAACCAGCGTCCGTGGCCGATGACCGTGTTGGGGTCGTTCAGGACGTCGTAGTTCTCAAGGACATCGGTCGTTACCTCCTCGGGAAAGTCCTGACCCTCACGCCACGCCATGAATTCGTCCCAGTCCAGCGAACCAATCTTGAACGCCACTATTCTTTGCTCGTTCTCGCCGCGCATGATGCCCCCCAGCCGGCTCCATCGGGAAGGGTTCTTGTTCTGCGGGTCGGGTTCGTGGTCGGAAAGGTAGTCATACACCGTATTACGCCGTTCCTCCCATTGCTCCTTGCTCTGGGCGTCGACACGCACCCAAGCGTGGACGGACTTGCCGCCCGAGTCGACGAGCAGGCTGATGGGCAGGTTGGACTGCTGGAAGATGGCAATCTGCTCGTCCTTGGCCTTCTTGTCGAACTCGACCAAGACGTGGCGGTAGGCCGAAACCGAGTTGTCCGTACCCGTGAAGTCGTCAGGCGTGAAGGGGTTGATACGAATCCAAGCCCCCGACTCCGTGCCGGCGAACTTCGCAGCCCCCACGGCTCCGGGGCCGAAGAACTTGGTGATCCATTCGGCACGGGTCAGGAAGATGCCCTTCGACGCCGGGAACCACTTGCCGTCTTCGGTCTGGCCGGCCTCGTTCGTGATGCAGATGACGTCCTCGTCCTTAAAGCAGTTCAGCAGCACGTCGGCGGTCGTGAACGGCGTCTGCACGTCGACCAGCTCGGCGACACGGTTTGGGTCGAAGACGAAGCGTCCGTTCGCGCCGACACGGCGTTCCTTGCCGGCGACGAGCCAGCCCTTCTGACGTTCGTGCGGCTTGACGTAGGCGTCGTTCAACTTGTGACGCAGGTCTTTCTCAGACCAAGGCGGCGAGCAACGGGCGTTGAACTCCTGAAGCAAGGCCCAGGCGTCCGACCACGGCAGGTCGAAGCCGTTGGCCAGAATGCTGGCAGCGCGGTAGGTGGCAGGGTGACCGCCTTGGCCTGCGACGGCGGCAGGCAGCTTGGCGAGATAGGCTCTCGCCCCGGAAATGCGATCTTCGGTGGTCATCAGAGGGAACCCCATTGAGCGGCCATAGCGTCGGCGATGCCTTGGAACGTCTTAGACCTAATCTTCCACCTGTCAGCCGTGGGAGGAAGTTTCCATACGCGCTGTTCTCGCCCGTCGACGACATCGGTCGGAACAAGGCACGGCAAGTTTTTAAGCCAGAGGCAAGTGGCCTTCGTTTCCCCGTGGCCGAACTGCCAAGGCTGGATAATCTGGTCGGGTTTGCGAATCTTGGAACTGATGATGCTGATGGGGTTTTCCAAGGCAATACGGGGAATGTCTGCGTTAAGCAGCCGGCTCACAAAATCCAAAGCTTGCTGCTGCCGTCCATCGGCCTGCTTTGCCTTGAAATGCCTGGCACCGCTGACGGCCAAGTGGGTGCATGGCGGGTGAGCGATAATCATGTCCCATCCTTG